GTGTCTTGCCGGAATCTGTTGTAGGTTAGGATTACTCATAGAAAATCTACCTGTAACTGTTCCACCTTGATCTGATCTTATTTGATTTATGTCTGCATGAATTCTACCTTTAGCAGAATGTTTAGTAATTGAATCTATAAAAGTTGTATGTGCTTTATTAATCTCTCTTGCATCCGCAATTGATCTTGCTAATTCATGTGGGTGATTTTGTAAAAAGTTTTTAGTAAAGCTAGGCTCATTACTTTTTTCAGTTCTATCATAAGGTAATTTTAATTTGTCGAAAGCCTTAGCGATACTTCTTGCTGCGTGTATTTCTACATTAATACCTGTTAACTCTTTGATTTTACTGAGTATTTTGTTCTCTCTTATTATTAAATTTTTCTTTAAATTAGCTGCATGTTCAAGATCAACTCTTACACCTTTGAATCTCATATCAACTAGACAAGGAAATAATTTAGTTTCTAAATTAAATACGTCCATCAATTCTTGAGAATGTAATTCTACATTCAATCTTTGCCATAGTTTTAGTGTAGCCTCAGCATCACGTTCAGCATATTCACCTACATACATTGCAGGAAGTTTATACATTTCTGATTTAGGATTTATGGAATAACTTTTGGCCGCTTCGTTTAAAACTTTTTCATCTTTACCAATACCAACATAAAATTTAGCTAGAGTATTTAATGCATAAGACATTCTATTCTCATCAATTAAAGAAGCCGCAATCATTGTGTCAACAATGTGTCCTCTAATTTTAATACCTGCCTGTCTTAACCAACAAACATCATACATTGCATTGTGAAATATAAAGGTAGTTTTCTCTTGATTAACTAAGTCCTGAACCCATTCTAATACGAGTTTTCTATCCATATTACCACCACCCTCATGTCCGATCGGATAATAACCTTTCCATCCTTCTACGGCCACCGCAACGCCAGCAATGTGCCCTCTACCTATGACATTACCTGAACCTAATGTAGTTAATTCAGGATCATAAGTCTCTAAGTCAATAGCAACTTCTTTGTATCCTGATAGATCTTTTAGTTCGTCTGGTGCAACCCATTCAGTCTCGGGTGCAAATAACGGCATCTGTGTATTTCTCATGTGTAATCTCTCTCTTTCACCATTTCTAGATAATGTATTGCTTTATCTATATCTTGTATACCACCTTTTTCGGAGTGCCTACATATATACTTTATAGCGTTGCCTTCTGCAAAAAGCAACTTATTTTCATTAATAAATTCTGCAGGTTGTATAGCAAAATACATATAATGATTTCCACCTACTTGTTTTGACATCGAATCTTCTTTATTTTTTTTCATATTTTTTCCTTTTTTTATGTTGTTTATAGTCTTTTAATGTTTCTTCACTTGGGTAATATACTTCAACAAAACTATGACACTTGGGACAAGATAAATTTGTTACCATACTATAAGTATCATTTTCTTCGTCTATATCATGGTCACCACCCCATATTAATTCAGTGTTACAGTGCCAACAGTTCATTTTTTTCCTCCTTCAATAACTTTAAGTTGTACAGGGGGTCTCCATCCTTCTAGTACAATTTCAACAAAATTTTTGTAAGATTCAAATTCTTTTTTAGTCATATAGGATTTTGAAAATGTAATTATATGCATAGTTAATAAACAAGGAATTTGAGTTTTATCTATTGCAAAAAAAGGAAATTTTTTCTCCATTACATTAACTTCTTTTTCATAAATATCTAAAAAACCCTTTTGACGTTCTAAAAAATATTTGTCATTTTCTTCTTTCATATTAATCCTTTCGTTATTATGTATGCTAGAATTGAAAAAAAAGTTATTAAAACTAAATCTTCAATATAATCTGGTCCATCTTCCATAATTATTTTCCTTTATATTTCCCTGTGTTTTGCCATTTTCTATAGGCCCTATCGGATTGTATTTCTTCAGCTTCTTCTCCTTTTATAGAATCTCTATCAACAAATTTTTTTAAACTTATGTGAAAAATAGTTTCAGTGTCTCCAAATTCATATATTTCAGATAAAAAATAATCTTTCATATCTGTATATTCGGAATAATCATTTTTTAATTCCATTCTTTCTCCAAAAGAATTTGTAAAGTATTTTTTATTTTCTTGTGTCATATTATATAAGCCCGATCAAAGTTTTTAGGATCTACAATATGCAATTCCCGCTTCGCTCTCGTCGAACCAGTGTAAAACAATCTATGTAATTCATCTGGATCATGACTAAACGTTTCAAGTGCTGCGCCTGTAAGATCTTGCAACAATAAAACATTGTCGGCTTCTCCTCCTTTTGCTGCATGTATAGTTGACATTTTAATACGAGGATTTTTATTAATCATCTCACCATTCGCCCTCATGTTACGAATATAAGTTTCGGTCATGGGATCTAAACCATTAAATGATTTATACCACACTTCAGATATTGTTAATCCATGTTGTTCTTGGCATTCTTTTATTGTATACTTCGTGTCCGAATGCAAAGTTTTACCCTTTTGGTACCCAACCGTTACATTAGATCCTAAGTATTCATAAATATTTTTAATCTCTAAGTGATTTAAAAAACCACCCTTACGCCATGATTCCCAATTATTTAATGCAAGTAATAACTTCAATGGTACGGAATTCATTCCTTTATATTGATAATACCACCCTTGTATTTCACATAAATCTTTGGCATCATCTAAAAAATAATTGGCAGAAGATAATACTAGCCAGTCTCCTTTACTCATATCTACCTGTGTTATATCAGAATATCTTTTTAATAATCCCATTTCATCTCTAGGTTTATATGTTTTCTCAAATCTATTTTGTACTTTGTTTATTATTTTTTGAGATAATTCATGAATAGGTCCACCTGGAATACGGTAAGATTGATCCAATACTTTAATGTCATTTACTTCTTCTTTTAAAGCTATAAAGTGATCTACATCCGCTCCGGCCCATTTAAATATTGCTTGGTCATCATCACCTGCTATATAAGTTTTCTTTGCATACTTCCAAAGATGTCTAACCATTTCCCATTGTATTAGAGATAGATCTTGTGCTTCATCAATAAACAATACTTCTAAACTTCCAGGTAATGATTTCTCAATAAAGTCTTCTAATAAATCTGTAAAATCTTTCAGACCTTTTTCTTTTTTAAATCGTTCTAATTCCTCCGCTAATAAAAATAAAGTGTTTCTTTCTATGTCTAATATATTTTTTCTAGAGTCATAATATTCTAATAGATCCATACGTTTAACTCTAGCTGTATTAATAATAGTTAAGTATTCATTATCAGAATTAAATGTACCATCTTCAGATGAATATGAAGCAGTCTTAATAGGTATGCCACATTTTTGACCAAATTCTTTATAGTCTTCTGTCTTCATCATTTTTTCTTTAGTCATTCCTAAATTTCTAAAAGCTAATGAGTGTAATGTTCTAAAATTAACTAGATCTGTTTCAATATCTAATCCAAATTTTTCAGCCGCACGAGTAGCCGCTTCAGTAGCTGCTTTCTTTGTAAAAGAAAAGTAGCCTATTTGTTTAGGTCTAATTCCCTGTTGTATGAACTCGTCGACTAGGTTCAACAACGTTGTTGTCTTCCCTGTTCCCGGTGGTCCCAATATTATTGTTTTCATATTTTTCCTTTTGGTTCCAATAACGAACTGCTCGTTTTGTTTTTTCGTATTTTTCTAGTCTTCTTTTCATCCTTTGGTTTTCGTCATAGATCTTAATGTAGATTTTTTTTAATCTTGCTATCTCTTCTCTAAATTTTAAGCTTTCATTAATTCCTATTTTAGAAGTCATCTTGTTGATACTCCACTTTAGAAACAACAGCTTCTAATTTTTTCATAGTTTTAATTTTAACTACTCTTGGTTGTTGAGATTTAACTCTTAGTCTTGTCTCTTCAATAAAGATATCTTCTAGTCTTTTAATTAAGTTACCTGTTTTGATTTTATCCATATCCCAATTGTTCTTTTTTAAGAATGCATAGAAGTCTTCCATTCTAAAATAAGTAAAACCATTTTCTGTGTATGGAAGTTTATTAAATATATCATCCATTGTTCTTGCGGATTGTCTATTGGTAGTCCAATCTTGTAGTAATCCTGTAATTTCATTCATAGGATTTAAAGATTCTAATGGTTCTACTTCTTGTAAGTTCTGCATCATTGGTTTTAAAAAATGTTGCTTCCAATCTTTAGGTTTAGGAACTGGAACTATTAAATTAGCTTGATCTAAACATGCTAACGCAAATAAAGGTGGGCTATATAACTGTTCTGTTTTTAATTCTATTCTAGTTTTATCTACATTTAAAAACCATTGTGGTGGTGTGGATGTATATTTAGTTAAACTTCCAAGTACTGGCATTTCTTCTTCACCAAAACCTACACCAAATCTTTTTGTTCTACATAAACCAGATTGACATACAGCATTGATAGGTGCATCTTTACATCTATATTTGTCATAACCTTTTCTATTAACTGATTTAATTAATTGTTGTACCTCATTATTACTTAAAGGAGGTTCCATATATTCCATATTAGCTTTTACAATTTCATCTTCCCAAGTATCTGGATTAGATTGTTTATAATAAACTGCTATATTAAATAATGCATTGTTTCTGGAACCCTCACCAAAACCTATTGCTGCTAATTTGTTTAAGCAAGGGGGTCCTCCAGTAAATGCTTCTTCTATTTTTTCTTTTTCGATTTTGATTTCTTCGACTTCTTTCCTCGTGCGAGCGTAAACATCATAGAGCTGATAAAATTCCTCAAGTGTACAACCGGCGCCAGTATCGTTGATAGCATAACGTAGTCCTTTCATTTGATTGTGGTAAGGTAAGTTTAAAAAGTTTCCAGTGTCACCACGTTCCACTAAAATTTCTGTTTGTTTTGGAAATATTTCTGAACCCTCATAACCTAGTACAAGTGCCATTTGTTTTAATTTTGATTGCATCAATGATGCAGGTATGTTTTCTTTAGTAAATAAAAAGACGTGTGCTCCGCCTGACTTAGATCTACAAACTATTACTGGAAGTTTAAGATTCCGAATACTTTTAATGAGGCTAAGGTGATCAAGGTCATATTCGTCAATATCAATACACCCCCACCTACAATCATTATTTTCTGTGATAGGGATAATTCCAAGGGCAGGTCCTTGTCCTTCAAGATGTTTTTTCCAGAGTTCGTCGGTAACAGGTTTACGAACAATAAAGGCTTTACCTTTTTGTTTACTGCCATTCTCTCCTCTGTCACCGGGTTGGTATTGACCATATGCTATTGTTAATCCGCTAAAAATTTGTTTGAACTTATCCATATATTACTTTCTTCCTTCTTTGTAAAGGGGATCTTGCGATCCCCTTAAATTAAATTTAGTACGGAGTACTATCTTTAGGTTTCTCTTCTTCATCTGCTTTTGTTTGCACGTCTCCTTTAGAAACACTAGAATTAAATTCTTTAGACTGTAAGTATAAAGATTTATCCTCTTGTCCCATAATTCTGTCTTGTGTAATAGACCAACCATACCAAGAACCTTTGTCGTTCTTCTGTACCGCTGAAGCCAAATTATACACAACACCATGCATTGGAGGGATAGCATATCCACCTTTACCATCAGAAATTTGTATGGTTTTCATCATAGAATTCCAATTTTTACTGACAGAAAGTTGCGAAGATTTCATAGTGATCAACGCCGGTGTCATACCACCTGCTTTTGTTTCCATTAAAACATAGTAATAAGCAGTTTCTTCGAGATAATTACCATTAGGTAATCTAATCTTAGATCCTTCTCTTTTACCTGTTTGAATGATCGGACTATTAGGTAAATGTACTGCTACTGTAGTAGCAAAAGCATCTCCTTTGTCTGATTTTTCTGGATAGTCTTTTTTATAATAACAAGGAATAACTTTAATTCCTTTTTTACCATCGAATATTTCGTTGGTAACATTATTAAAAATCATACCTGGCTTAGCACCATCTATGTATTTACCATCACTTTCACTTACTTGTGCCGATAACTGTCCCAAGATTCTGACATATGGCAACGCCATATCTTCTTGTGTCATATTCTCAAAACCTTGTTGTAGGTCATTACCAAATAAGGCTACTGATCCTTCTTCTTTGTTCATTACTTCTTTG